ATTGTTCGCAATTTGCTTGCAGCAATTAACGTATCTACAGATCCCAGAAACTCACACTCAAATTCTTGAGTGAACTGTCGCTGGGAAGTGTTTGCAATCGTTTGTGCTTTCCAGTTGGCATCTCTACCAGGAACTTGACTCCAGTGTACTTCTGTGGTGATATATTCGTTCTTACCCCTTTCAGCATCATGCCAAAGTTTGTAGAACATATTCATCCCGTTAGGGGTGGAGATGATAATAACCTTGGTAGACTTACCAGAGGAGATCGTAGGGTATACTGAGGAGAAAAACTGCTCGGCAATGTGAGTTGGAACGAAAGCAAATTCGTCCAGGAAGATGATGTTGAATGACATACCTCGGACAGCAGAACTAGAAGTAGATGCTGCCATGATCTTAGAACCATTCTCAAGTTCTAGAGATCCTTTATTCCACGACACAATACCTTGCTGCATCCACTTAGGAAGGTTCTCATAAGCAAGTTGTAACCTGCCGAGAAGTTCTCTGGATGTGCTTAGTTTGTTTGCTAGGATACCAATGTTGACATTATCATTAAAGATACAATAATGCAGCAGGTAAGAAACCACAGTGGTACTCTTACCAGTCTGACGTGGCAGTTTAGCAATATTAAAACGATTACTATGGAACCTTTCAATCATATCTTCTTGAAAGTCCCACATCTTAAATGGCACCAGACCCTCATCCAGTGACACAATCTTGATATAATTTTTAGTAAAATAGACTGGATCGTCAGCACATTTCAACCACTCCTGAACTTGTTTGGGAGTGAAACTCATTTCCACGTTCGCCGCTTTTAGATTGGGCGAACCTTTATAAACTTTATCAGCCATTTATCAACAGTTCCAAGCTCTCAGTGATTTGTTGATCCTGCTATCAGGATCACTAGCAGTCTTCTTACTAGTTAGTTTCTTTTTCATTCCTTTCATTCTAGCGCAGAAGGATGCCCTCCTGGGATTTCCAACTTTTTTGCTTGGTGCTTTAAGGTCAGATCCTGGATTTTCCTTTTCATAAGATCTGCGTCCTTTAGCGTTAAGTCCTCCAGACTTACTTTTTCCTGACTTTTTTGTCCAGGCTGCGCCTTCTTGGGTGAGTTCAACTTCTTCTTTAGCAGTCCTCTCTGATTTTTTAAAAGCATCCTTGTCTGGATAGTCGGAGGATCCAGGTTTAGCAGGTGCTTCTCCACGCTTTCTTTTAGCGTGGATGTTAGCATAAAGTCCACGTTTCGCTTCGCTTAGTTCTCTAAATTCTTTAAATGACTTCATGCCAGCAGGGAGGGTTTACTAGTTTATTTATTCAATCAAGGTATGCGATAGCAGATGCCCATACAGAAGCAGAAGAACCTGTAGTTGCTTCAAGAGTTTCTGCAGGAAGTTTTTTTACCTCAACACGCTCACCAGCGGCAAGATAAAAATTATTTCCATTGCTATTGACAATCAAGCAAGCAGCACTATTAGTGTTGACAACTGAAACTAATGTTGCTGAAGATACATTGCTTGCTGCAGAGTCAAGATCGACAGCAACTGATACGGGTTTGATAATCATTGTTCTGTAATTTTTAATTATTTATCTTCTAATTTATTTTTTGCTTGCTTCAACATCTTAGCAAGATCAGCAGTAGATCCTACAAACATAGTATTATTAACTGTTGTTGGTCCTTTCTTTTCTTCTTGACCCAGATCTTTCATCTTCTTCTGAAGATCAGATAATTTATCAGTGATGTCAGCAACGTTCTTAATGCCCTGGAAGGCGACTTCATATGCTCTTGGGTGATTGCTGCTCCTAGCAACGTCAAGCAACTCCTCAATGGCAACCTGACCCTTCTGAATGAGTTCATATAACTCACCACGGGCATACTTATAATCTGTCTCTATGTCAGCACTAGTAACATCAACCTTTTTGGGTTTAGGTTGCTCCTCTTCATCCATAGGAGTGATGTCAAAAACATCTTCCATGTTCTGTTGAAATTTATTGTCCATGATATATCATCCCCTCATTAAATCCGAAGTCATCATCTGGTTGTAGCAAAGCATCATCAGCAGCATTAATAACACCATCAGTGTTCTTATCTTCTAATGCTTTAGGAGTAACATTATACTCAAGTGCTCTTTGATTAGTATTTCTATCACCAACAAGGGTAGTAGCAATAGACTTTCTAATGATATCATTAGCAGCAACAGGACCATACATAAAGGTCTTGACGCTAAATCTTAATGTATAATAAATGTATCTTCTGGTAGAGTAATCACCTTCATAATCATCAGTAAAATCAATACTTTCTAAGATAATTGGAATATCTCTTTTCTCATTCATTTCTGGAATAAGATTGACAGTCATGGTAAACTGTGGTTGAAAGAATGGTAAAATCTGTTCGATAATTTGAAGAGCATCATCTTGAGATTTTGCGATGGCATTAAGTTCAAATCCAATAGTATAAGGAACGGGAAGATACTGCACCTTAGTAGTGGTTGTTTCACCATCACCAACTGCTCGGTTCCTTTGAATAGGAGGAACTTTTCTTCCAGCATCATACTGTAAAGATGTCATCTCAAATGATAACCTAGGAACAGTAATAGTTACTTTCTTATCAAGATCAGGAGACTGCTGAAGTCTTGCTAAAAATTTCTGAACAGGTCCATACGCTAAAGGAACTTTTTGCTGAGTGACTAGATCACCATTAGCATCAAGGGTCTTTAGTTGAATGTTATTAAAAAGAGTACCAAAAGTGGTTACAGTCTTTCTAATAATTTGGTGATAAAAATAATTTCCTAACATTAAAAGCTACCAGTAAAATTGCCAAATTCGCCAAACGGATTTACTTCTGTAAAATCAAGAATGTCATCCGCTGCTGTTTCAAGTTCTCTGTTTTCAGAGAAACTATCAGTCATATCGAGAGTATCAAATGAACCTACGGTCCATCGTGCATTTGAATCAGCACCAACAATTTCTTCATTTAAATCAAAATTGCCGTTCATATAAGCAACTTTCAATGTCCTAGTACTAGGATCATATTCAGCTACTTTACCAACAATGTTTGCTGGTGAGGAATCAATTATGATAGTTGGATTCCATCCAGTGATACTTTCAATTTCATCGTTGTCATCATAAACAACATCTCCATATATGTATGATCCAGAAGGAGAATTAACAGCACTGACTACACCATTGGTGATCGCAGTTGTAGATGAAGTAATGAATGTTCCAGTGGGGGAATACCAAAATGCATTTGGAGCAGTTTCGTATTTCTGACCAGCTGATGTGATAGTAATCGCACCAAGAACTCCATCTTCATCAGCGACTGCGGTTGCAGTAGCATCAAATCTAGTTCCAGAAACTTTTTCATCTTCAGTAAAGTATCCACTTCCATTGAGGTTCAATAGAATTGGGAATACTCCAGATTCCATTTCAGTGTTATCAATAGAAGTAACGCCAGTATCAAAGATACTATCGCCATATTCAAAGACTTCACACGTCAACGTATATGTATATAGACTTCCTAATTGGTAGAAAGGTTTTTGATTTTCTACATACTTGATTTCAAATACAGTTTCATTCAAAGGAAACCATACGAGATCTCCGTCATTAGGTCTTCCAGATACAATTTTATTAGTAGAGACATCTACAAAATCCTGCCACCTTCTTCTGGAAAGTGTAAGTGTTACTTCATCAGTTACTCGAAGACCAAACTTTGATAGCATGTCACCATTGCCACCAAAATTTTGAAAGTTTTCTAGATACATCTCAATGAGATAACTATCCTTAAACTGAGAGTAGTAGATATCATTCCATAACTTATCTTCGTAGATCTGACGAGGAATGTAATAACATTCCAGACCATACATTTTAATCTGTTCGTCAACCAGATCTTGTACTAAGTTCTGTTCACCCGTAGTTCCTTGTGTAAAATATAAATTTCTAGTCATTTTATCCGATCATGTCTAGTGGTGGTAACTCTGCTGCTAACTTAAATTCACCAAGAATTGTATCAATTTCTTGTTGTGCATCTTCATAGAACTCTCTACCATTTAGAGTTGTTCCACCAGGAAGTTGAACGTTCTTAAACTTAATGAGGTTTTGACCCCACTGTCTTTTAATAAGAGCAGTAAGATAACGCTTCATCCACACATCATTATAAACTTCAGTAGCAGTTGATGGATCTATCATCCTATAACATTCAATCAACATCATATCACCACCATTTAATTGATCCCAATCAGTATCAATGTATAGTTTATTTTCTCTCTTATTAAATCTAATCGGTTTAAAGTTACCGATTACAAAATCAACTGTTTCCAGATACTGCTTTACCATATAGTAATTCAAGATTTCCATAGAACCAAAATTATAGAAATCATTCAAGAACAACTGATACTTCATACTGAAGATATTTCCTGATACTGCTGATGAACTATTATCATAAGCATATACATTAGTTACTCCCAAAACATGTTCTGGGACAGTTACAAAATTATTTTGCTCTTTAAAATCCGAACCAGCAATTGAACCGTTCACTTTCGCGTCGGTAATCATCTGGTCAGTTACTTCTAGTTTTAAAAATGTTTTGACGCTTCCGTCAAAATGACGCTCCTGAAAGAACTGAATTGCATCATCTACAAGATCTTCAACTTGATCATCATCTACATTAATCTCTAATACTGGGAATCCTAATTTCCTCAGACAATAATCAATTAGCTCCTGGCGTGTCGAGGGTTTTGCCATGAATAAAAAATACCCTAGTTTCCTAAAGGTATTTATAATTAACGTAGGGATTTCAAATTTTCAAAACATAAGTTGAATGAAATGACAATTTTTCTAGCATCTGCTTCTTGTTTGGGGACTCCATGAACAAAATCTGAATTAAATAGATACATCTTTCCTGGAGTACATGGCATAGGATATGTATCTGTATTTAAATCCGTAGGCATATTAGGTTGTTCTATAAGATTTCTTTGCATATCATAGAAATAAATGTTATGTGATGGATCTGTTTCAAGATAATACGCTCCAGATAATAAAGATCCTGGATGAGTATGAGGAAATAAATAATCTCCCTTTCCAGAAACATTAAACCACATGTTAGTAATGTAGAGGTTATCTGTTAAAAAATTAGCATACCCATATTCATTTAAAAATTTTACCGAATTTGAAAGTGCTTTCTTTGCCAGCAGTTTGAATACGGGTAATCTATGAATTGTTTGAATAGATCTATGAGAAGATTCTACATTCAATGTATTATTTCTCATAGTGCCATATGATGATAATTCTTCAACCTCCTTTATCATCGCTGGAATATTATCTACGCATACATCATCAAACTCAGCAACAATTTTAGGAAATAATTTATTTAGTTTCATTTATAAGTCTTGCTTTATTTTGATATCAGTATTATCTTCTTTGTTTTCTCTATAACAATCTTCAATAAACCAATGTTTTACCGCAGTAACATTATCAAATACAGCAACTTGATTTTCAAATTCACACCAGAACCAAATTCCGTCATTTAATTGCCATCCATCTGGTCTGTAGATGTCTTCCTCTCTAACTAATGGATGAGGTTTATCTTCAGTTGCTTCATCATTGGTAATAATTTCAATTACCATATGTTTTTCCGAACCATGCACTTTTTCAATTTCCTGAACGATTTCATATAGGGGGATATCCGAAACAGTAGTCATTTTAGTAGGTTATAAATATTGATGAACTGAATTTATTTAGCGGGTTGACGTGAACTAAATTCTGTATTATAATTATACCATAAATTTAAATACCAATGACAGTTAAACTTTGCCTACTCAAAAATCAAACAACAATTGTTTGTGATGTTAAAGAAGCCTTGGATAAAGAAGAAAATAAAAGTTTAGGTTATATCATTTCGGATCCATTTACTGTTGAATGTGTCAATAATGTTTTGTCTAATATTGATGAGGATATGAATGTTACAGAACTTCCTGCTCAACAAGGTGAACTTCAATTCGGTAGACTATTTCCATTATCAAATGAAAGAAGTTTTAATGTTACGCACGATTTTATTGATGTCATTTACGAACCTCATACTGATGTAACTAATGCATATATGTCTATTCTGAGCAAATGGGTTCAGGAATATGTTAAAACTATTGAACTTGATAATTCATTTTTAGTTCATTCTGATGAAATTGGAGGAAACCAAAATGAAATTTGGAGCGATGCTGCTAGAGGAACACCTACGGTGGAGCGTTGATTATGAAAGATATTCAATCAAAAATTAAATATATTAATAACTTCGGATTTGAAATGTCCGATGATGCTATGGTTCAGGAAAAAAGAGTATCTGAATTTAGTTGTTTGGTAATTGATAATTTTTTTAAAGATCCTGGTAATAGTTTAGATAATTTGTTATCTGTTCCTTTCGATACTGGACAAAAAACTTTAGAAGAAGAATCTAGAAGAGAAAGTGATAACAAATATCAATTTCAAAAACCTATGGGTGAGAACCAATTATTTCATCCAAATATTACTCAGCAATTAACAATGAATGCCGTTGGCGTTCTAAAGGAATGGGATTATATTCCAAATGATAGTAATAGTCAAACAACTCCAGAAGAATTTGAAAGGATGATTAGTAGTTGTCTTTGGACTGGAAATTATTATTATCCTAATATGACAATTAATACTAATAAAGAAAAGTGTCATCCTGGAAATTTTTATATGAATATGAAAATATTTTTAGGTTCTGAAGATGAAGCACTTGGAAAAAGTGGTATGTCATTCTATAATTTTGCTTATGAACATAAAATTTATTATGGTGTAACTCAGTTATTTGAAGGTATTACGGATCCTGAATCTAAACGAGAGATTATGGATTTACTTAATTATAAGTATGTACCTCAAAATACCACTAAACAATATGAAAATTGGGATGGTGATGAATATTTTAATAAACTTATTCATGTGCCAGCAAAATACAATAGAGCAATTCTTTATCCAGGCAACTCTTGGTATCAGAATGTTTACGATAATGTTTCTGAGCACTATCATCTTGAAGGATGTTTAAATCTTCCTGCTAAAGAAGAGGATGGTTTTGGAAATGTAATGGGCGATCAAATGTCTAATGAAATGCCAATGGAATATATTTCAAATGAATGATTTTAATTATGACGTTATACCTAGGTATAGTGCTGGTGAAATTAAGGAATTAACAGAAGTAAATTCTGATATGGACATTCAAGCTTTTAAAGTAGAAGAACTTGAATATATTAAAGTTCATAATTTCCTAAAAAATCCTATAGATTTGAGAAATTTTATATCTCATTTTCCTTCCGAAGATAAATCTAAATCTATAATCGATGGAACTACTAAATCTAGCAATAGTAGTAGTATGGCTCCGGGATTTCAAGCACCAGTTCCAGAAACATTTTTTAGAAATAATATATCAATAGCATTTTATAATATTCTTAAACACTATCATATAGTAAAGTATGAATATAAAAGAATTAATTGGAATTATTATACTAATTGTTGCTATCCCGGAATGCCCTCATATTGCTCAAACTATCGTCCCCATACAGATCCATTTTCACTCGCTTTAAATTTATTTCTAACCGAGAACGAAGAAAGTTACACAGATTTTTTTAGATATAAACTTAAAAATAATTCTTATAACTATAGAGGATCTCGTATGTTCAAATATTCTGAGGAATTTGAAGAAGATAATTCTCGTAAAGATACTTTGATGGATGATAAAAAAATTGGTAAATGGATTAGATTTAAATCAGATGATCAATATGAAAGGTATCATTCCATATCAGCTGATTTTAATTCACTTACCATATACAAAGGAGATTTCTATCACAGTATAGGGTATGATGTTGATGAATATAAATCTATTAGATATTCTTTAGTTGGCGCAATTTCATAAAAAAAGGAGGGGTTACCCTCCATTTTTTTTGTTTATTTTGTAAACTTAAATTAGTCGTTCTGATGCCGGAGCATACTTATTCCAGATATTGATAATTGATTCCATACCCGGTTTATTTAAATCAGATGGTTTTGACCCACCAAATTGCTGTCTTAATCCATTTTCCAATACTTTAGCAGCATAGAAAGATTGTAATGCTGCTTCATCACCATCAGCGTATGACCAATCAATTGCTTGAACGGCTGTTTCATAAGCAGCAAGTGTCGCAGACTCTGGTGCCTCATTTAGAGGCACATCGATTTCGTTTTGTGGCATGTTAGATTTCTCCTAAAATTATGCTTGTGATTCCTGCCAGGTAACTCTAGCAGATACTGAGTATGGGTTTGCAACGCTAACACCTGTTGAGTCAACAATGTTAGCAACAACGCAAAGTAGGTCAGGTCCGTTTGGATAGACACCATCACCACCAAGAATTGAGTTACCCAAGTCACTCAGTTTCGTAAGATCGTATTCTGTTGAGAATGTATTACCATCTCCAGAACCAGATGCTCTGAATGAGAGAATCTTAGAACCGCCTGTGATAACATCGTTAGGACCATGCTTAACGAGTTGACAGAGCGAAGGTTCGTCAACATTCTGGAACTCATCTGTTGAAAGTTGTGGGTTCAAGATCAGTGATAGTTCCGTCTCATGTGTAGTTAGAATACCAACAGAGTCAAGTTTAAGTTGCATTCTGTTGATAATTTCACGTTCTCCGAGAGCACCAGTAATTGAAGAGTCAACTGAAGGTGCCAGTCTGATGGAAATCAGTGGGATGTTATCAGGAATAATGTTATCAACACCAGCAGGGGCACCGATATTCATTGTTGTTCCTGAAGGAACAGCAGGATTTCCAATGGCAGAATTAATCGCACTGGTATAGTTGTATGGGAATACAGTTGCAGTTCCTTCTACATATTGAATTGCAGCTTCATAGTAACTACCTGAGACACGAGACTTGGAGTCAATTGGTCTACCTTCTAAGAAGTAACCATTGGCAGCAGTGTTCTCATAAATCAATGTGTTAATTGAGAACTTGGATGCTTCACTAGATGGGAAACGCATGATGAGATAGAACGTTCTGTTCCACCATGTGCCTTGGTAATAGGATCTCAGGAAACTATTGGCGTTGGTGCTAGAACTTTCGGCAGTAGCATTTGTATACTTCTGGACGTTGCCTGATGCTGTGAAGAGATATGCTTCGTCATCTTGCATTGTACCATCCATGATAACTGAAGTACCCCAGTGGAACAAGGTTCCGACATATGTCGGTGAAGTGAAGTTAACTACTTCATAACGAGCAGGTAGGTTACCAGAACGGAAGTAAGATTCCGTCAAACGGTTGTTGTGCTTAAATTCATGGACATACTTAACATGTCCATCTTGATCTTTAAATCCGAAACGGATCTTACCAGCACCATACCAAGAGTAATCCATATAGCACATCTGAATTCTATCAAGGTTCAGGATGTAACCAGATGGACCATTACCATCTGCTTTATCAATATTCCAATTTTCTTTCGCTACTGCAGTATTAATAGTTTTGGTGCAAATAACGTCAGTTGCAGTAACACCACGATAAGAAGGTTGGATTGTAAGTTGACTATTGCTAGCAATCTTAACAACTTGATATGTCATTCCGCGAATAACGAGATGCTCACCAACGGCAACTTGAGAGATAAACGATGTATTAGTTCCAGTAACAATTTGACTGGAGTTTGTTACAGCGATAGTTCCAGGAAGTTGTTGGACAGAAGATCTTCTGACACAGTTAAGTGTTGCACCATCATATTCAAAGTAGAAACCATTCTGATCATCAAACATACCAGCACGGATTGAACAGTCACTCCAGGCAACAATAGATACGGTAGTGAATCCACCACCAACATCAGATGTGGGTTGTGCTGGGAGAATATATCTGAATGAGAAATCATTTACAAGATCGTAGATATCTGCAGTAACATTAAATCCTTCAACACTACAATCTTTGACTGTAACTTGAACATCATCTTCAAACTGGTGTGGTTTTGTGCAGACGATAGTCGCAAGTTCGACTTTAGCGAATGTAATTGTGCCTCCAGTGAAAGCTCCGGTGCAACCTGTGCTCATCTCCAATGTCGTAGCATCAATGATTTGAACAATTCTAGACTTGGATCCAAGACCAGCTTCTCCAGTAGCAATTTGTCCTACTGTCAAACCTGATGTATCACTAACAGTCAATGTTGATGAACCCTGTGTCATCGTAGCACCTGTTACTATCGTAGTAGTTCCAATTGGAGTATACGAAATTGTTTGAACAGGAACCTGAGGAATGAAGTTAATAGCGAATGAAGTCTGAATACCTTTACCTGACTGATAACGGAAATACTTACGAGTCTGTCTAGAAATTCTAGAGTTAGGTGACTTAGAAGTACCAATTTCCATGCCACCGTCAAATGGTCTGTGGAGATAGAAACCATCAGGTCTTACATAGATGTAAGAAGGAATTAGATAATTTAAACCACTGTTGCTGAAGTCATATGCTGTATCAACCAACAAATTATCATCATCAGTAATTGCTGTAATTGTCTTCTCAACAATTACACCAGGTGTAGTTGCATTATTAACAATTCTCAGTTTATCACCAATCTTATAGAATCTCTGGAATGCAGCATTTGATCCAGTAACAAGTCTGCTACCAGATGTAACTTCTACTGTACCAGTGCCAGAAACCTGACCTGACATACTAGCACTAATGAATTGTTGTGTTTCACTAGATCCGGGTTTAGTTGAAAGGGTAATTTCATTTCCTGCAACAGCATCTGCCAAAGTTGTTGCTAGTTTGAAGATATTGTTATCAATAACAATGATGTAGTAATCCGCACCATCAGTCAATCCACCAAGTACTGTTCCTCCTTGAGCATCATAGATGACCCTTGTTCCAGTAGCAAAATAGTGATTATTAATTGTGATATAATCATTAGCAAGAGTGACATTTGCCTCAGCATCAAATCCCTTCAATGCAGGAGGAATTTTGAACGGAATTGTCACAGAAAGTTTAGTATCACTAACTGCCTTAGTAGTCGTATATGAACCATCAGTTGTACCGAAAGCAGCGGTTGTATTTTCAAATGACTGAAGTCCAGTTCCTGAATTAGTGAAGTCAACTTCAGTTGAGAAACCGACTGTAGTTCCTAGTTGGAATCTATTTTGATCAACAACTTTTACATAGTAAGACTGACCAGAAGTAAGTCCTGCAATTGGGGCAGATCCGATTTGATCATATCTTAAATACTCATTGTTTGAGAATTGATGTTCAGCAACAAAAACTGAGTTTTTGAATGGTGATGTAATTACAGCAGACATTGTAGGAGCACCTGTAACAGCTGCTAATCTGTATACTGTATTACCCGTGTCTCTCAGACGGAATCTATTATTATCAATTTTTTCTACGTTAATAGTTGTCCCATTTCCAAGTTGAGTTCTATTAGCAGCACCATCATAGAAGTAATGAATATCGCCATTAGTAGTATCTAATGTGAAGTTCTGTCCAGTTTCAGCAAGGTGATTTTCTTTGTATACTGAATCATTTGTGGTAGTATTTTGCTTACCAAACATGATATACATGTTGGTTCCACCATCATTATAATACTCTCCAAATCTTCTATCCAGATAGTATCCATTTCCGTTTTGGTGATACCAGAAGAACCAGTTATTACCACGCATTCTAATGTATGGTGAGTTTCCAGTCTGAACATAGTCAATATAGAAATTAGATGTCCAATAGTAAGGATTTCCTACACCGGCAGGACCATTACCATTATAAGCACCAACCCAATATGCATTACTGTAACTACTGTTACTATACCCATTATGCTGAGTATCAGTCAGCATATCATAAGTTCCCTGGAACTGAGCAGATGTTCCTAGTGGAAGAGTTACATGATTGTAACCATATGTTTTCCAGAATGTACCGTAGAATCTGAACCACGTATCGCAATACCTAAATCTATCATTACCACTATTACCACCAGCATGAGTTCTGGTTTGAGAGAAGAAGATCGTTCTATCCCAGTTCTGACCTCCTAAACCATATTGATTGCTTCTAAGATCATAACCGGAATATGTAGAACCAAAGTTATGATAGTATGGGTAGAAGTAAGTATACCAATCATAATATCCTTTATACTCTCTGTAGATATTATATACCAGTCCAAAATTATGTTGACCATGCGTAAATGTACCACCGACGCTAAGGTTCTTCAGATAACTTGCCTGAACTCTCATTGAATCATATAATTCAATGGTATTATCATCAATTTTTTTGACATAATAAACAGACATTCTGCTCAATCCACCAATAGGAATGTCTCCTGGATTTGGATAGTAAAGAATTGAATAACCAGTCTCAAATTGGTGATTGGGAAGGGTAATTCTATCGGTGCCATAATTAATATCTGCCTCATCAAATCTTAATGTATATGTAGATTCGATATTATATGGATCTGTTTTAGTAATATCAGGTGCGATAACATTAGTAAATGTATCTTCATGTGCAATTGTCGGCTCACCATCAGCTGCTGTTGCTGACCCATCTTGAATATCAAAGATCTTAGGTGAAACTGTATTAACAAAGTAGAAATTAGTATTATCAGCAAAACCATGTTCTGCAGATGTTGTCAGGAACACTTTGGAGTTAGTGGTGATGGCTGTGACTATATCACCACCCATTCCACTGTGAGCCTGGCAATAATAATATAAGTTATCTGGGGTATTATAATCGAAGTAAATTCTTACATAAGCACCAGCAGTTCCTTGAGTTCCATGCTTATAAACAAAAGTTGTATATTCCACACCGCCGGAACCATGAACACCATTATCAGTTGTACTGAATTCAAATGGGTGGGTGTTCATTGATAGATCTGATACATCAAAAGTATAGATCGCTTTTTTAGCAAGATTTAATGTTTCTTGCTGAACATATTGTTGATCATTATATTCAGTTCCTGAAGCTTCAGATGAGTTAATGAAATACTTGTTACTTGCTCCTACAACTGTTGTTACAACAACGTCAATATCTTTCGCTGTGAGTGTATCAGCATCCTGAGGATTAGACTGAGCAACAGAACTGAAGTGGACCCAAACATCATTTCCATCAATTTTTGAAATTACACCCGCACCACCGCTATCAATGGTAATATAATCTTGTACTTCCCATGCAGTAGGAACTGAAGGAAGTGTAAATTGCCAGACAGAATAAACTTTGACTCGGAAATTGTAAAGTTCGCTGACAATTCCTTGTGATTCATCAAGAGCAATTTGAGAACCTTGGAAGAATTTACCAGGAATAATAGAGGTGTAAGTACCCTGGAGTTCTCTACTAGTAGGTTGTGATGCTCTACATTTGAATGTAAATGTTGTAGTAGTTGGTACTGCCTGGATTAAATAAGTACCTTCTGCAGTAGTGGAGGAAAGACCAGTTACTGTAATTGGAAGACCAGAAGTAAGACCGTGGTCGAAACTAGTAGTAACAGTAATTAATTCACTACCAGCAAATGATTCTACTTTCGTGATAAACGAAATCGTAGTATCAGAAGAGGATGAGTAGAAAGACGGAATATTATTAATCGTCTGAAGAGTTTCCCATTTAGAAGCCTGAGGACCATACTCAAAGTCAGTATCAATCAGGTTTTCTGGATTTGAAACTCTAAACTTTGAAACAGCGTCAACGAAAGTCTCGGAAGGTTCAATACTTACATATGGTTTGTCGTAGAAAATTTGCAACTTGTCCGTAGAGGACATTGTAGAACAATTGCAAGTCAGAACAAACTCAGTTTCTTCTGTAGTTTGATTGTAAGTTGAAGATTCTAGACCAAGAAATTGGTCCGAGAAAATATAAATTGGTGTATTTTCAGTAATATTTGTGATCAGCAGAAGTTTTTCTGCTTTGATATTACCCGGAATCTTTACAGTATTTGTAGAAGGTTCAAATGAGTAATAGGTAACTAATTTCTTTGCCATTTTTTAAATTTCCTTATGATTTTTAAATATAATAAATTTTCAAATACCCATGGCTATCGAATAAGCAACTAATGCTGTTCGAGAAGCCATCTCATGTCCTCCAGGTTGTACTCCGTCATGAACGACAGCAGTTTTTTTGTCTGTGTCAACGGTGATTTCGCCTTCAGCGCCAGTAAATGTTTGATGTTGTGCTGTAGTTCCTCTACGAAACTGTACTTGGGTTGTCATTTTCTATTAAACTGGGAGTTTTTCTTCTTTTATTTATAAGAACTATTATATTATCGTACTGAATATTCTGATTGGACTGAACAGTTTTAAAACATTGACAGATGCACCACTCAGAACAAACTTCGCTGTTTCTGGTTGAGTAACTCTAGTAACACTTCCTGGGTTATTTCCAACAACAGTGAACAGATTAACAGATACTGGTGTTTCAATGTCAATTGCTCTCGCTTCAGCAGCACCATTGAATGTCGAGAATGTACCAGTTCCAAGGTAAGCATATGTCTGTCGGGCGATTGCTTCACCATTAGTTGATACATATGCAAATACTGTCTCACTACGAGTATTCTTAATGTCAGATGCTTCACCTGAAATTGTTGTGCTTCCAGAAGCATCATAATTTCCTTCAGTAAAGCTTTCTGTTGCACCACCACTTGGTTTGAAGAGGACAGTGCTTTCGGAAGTAATTGTTCTGGATTCTGCAGCACCATTGAATGTTGAGAGTGTTCCCGATCCGGTAAATACAACTGCCGCAACAGGAAGGGCATTGCCACTAATGAATATAGATTCAGAACCAGCAAAATCTCTTGCTCTAGTAACAACACCACGTCCTTCGACAGTGTAAAGAAGTGTATTTTGTGGTAGATTAGTTGTAGTAGATTCGGTAGCACCACCAATTCCGAAGAGTGAACCTTTACCAGTGTAAATTCTGGTTGATACTACACCACCATCACCATAAACAAATGTTTCTCCACCATCAGGAGTAAAGGATCTAGTTCTAATTCCAACAGCAGAACCAGTAATTTCAAACAGACCTGTTTCAAGATCAGGTGAGATAACACTTGCTTCTGATGCTCCACCAATACCGAATAGTGATCCAGAACCAACAAAAGATCTATCTCTAACGATATTGGCATCACCAATAAAGTTAAACAGACCAGTAGATTCTTCGTCTACTGTTACCGCTTCAGCAGCACCATTAAATCCGAAGAGCGAACCTTCGCCAACATAAGGTCTTGCGAATGCCTCATCCAGATTATCGCTGATAGTAACATTACCTTCAGCAGTAGCAGATCTGACGAATGCATTTGCTTCTCCACCAGAAGCCTTGAATAGAACAGTGCTTTCTGCTTCGGAAATTGCTGTAACTTCTGCTGCACTTCCTGCACTGAAGAGTGAACCCTCTCCTTGATATGCATTTGTAAATGTTTCTTCGACAGTTCCAGAAACAATATTTGTTCCTGAACCTTCATGTGCGCGAACAAAGTTTTCTGTTCCTGAACCAGATGGAATGAATAGAACTGTGCTTTCTGGTGCAAGAATTGTTCTTGCTTCTGCAGCAGATCCGAAACCAAATAGTGATCCAGAACCAATATGTAACAGCGAGAACAGAACAATTGGATTTCCACTTGCTCTGAATAGAACTGTATCTGTTGATGGATTGAACCCAAGAACTTCACTAGATCCATTAGTAGTAAATAATGTTCCAGACCCATTATAATTAAGAGTGATCTTGAGATCTGGAGTGCCATCAAATTTGAATACTTCAACTTCAGGATTAGTGAAGATGTTGAATCTAAGTTGAAGTTCAGGAGTACCAGAAAGTCTAGGTGAACCATCAGGACGTGATGTCCATGCTGGATTCCATTTAGAAGCAGCAGTACCAGAAGCAGTATAAAGAACTGTATCTGTTACTGGATTATAACCAGCTACTTCTGTAGCACTATTAAATGTGAATAGTGAACCAGAAGTTCCTGGATCTCTATCATCACCATAATATCCATAAACATTAACTTTTTGAGATACTGATATACCAGCAACTGTTGCTGATCCACCGATCTTGCCATATACAGAGTTGACATAACGTGGTGATGGTCTATACTGTCTCCACTCAAATCCTTCATTGGGAGTAAGAATTTTGAAGCTGACATTGGATTTATTACCAACATAAGATCCACGGAAGAATTCACCACAAACACCATTAAGGGTAATTGGAGATTCAAAGGAACGTCCTCTCCAGTGTGGACGGAATCTAACAGCAGCATTGGGAGCAAGAGGTGTATCCTCTGGATATTTGATAGTTCCAGATCCGACCCAGTTCTCAACATGCTTCTCAACTGCGCCACCACGCATCTTGAGGAGGAAGGTTTCTTCGGGTGTCTGCCAGACTGCTGCTTCAGCAGCATTACCAATACCAAACAGAGATCCGCTAGAGAATTCTCTAAAGGTCTGTTTGTGACCAATGTCTCCACCAGCAATTTTGAAGAGACCGAATGGATTTTCATCTCCAGGAAGAGTTATTAAATCACCATTATCAGTATTAGGTGGCAGATAAGCATTTACTACTGAACCATAATCGCTTGATGTAGTGCTTGGATCTGTAACGAAACCAAACTCCTCATTAGGAGATGCACTAGCAATAATCGAAGAATTATTATATGAGAATACTGCCTTCTCAATTCTGTCTCCAATATGGAACAGTGAACCAGAACCAGTGTAAAGTCCCTTACTGAAACTTTCTGTAAGGTTACCAGTAAAGTTAAACAGTACCGTGCTTTCTGGATAATCATCTGTTCTTCTTTCAATTCCGCCGTTGAATGAGAATAGTGATCCACTACCAATCTTAGTAAAGCACTGATGCCACTTATCAACGGAATTGCCAGTAATATTAAATAGACCGTATGGTTGTGTGGTTTCGGTAATTACTAGCTGACCATTATCAAATTCACCTTCAGTTACAATTCCATCAACTGCACCATAGTCAATATTTGAAGTTGCATTTGATGTAATAGATTGATAATCTTCAGCAGTTTCAAAAATTGTTATTGAAGAATTATTGTATGTGAATACTGCCTTCTCAATTTTGTCTCCAATATGGAACAGTGAACCAGAACCAATGAAGGGTCTAGTTCTTGGTGTTTCAGCATTACCAGTAAGTTTTCCTTGCTCGTAAGGACGTGATCTCCAATGTGGACGGAAAGTAAAGTCAGCAGGATCTTGCTGTTCGTTAAAGATCCTAATGACACCTTCTTTGGAACTATAAGGTCCGCGAATGAAGAATGTTGAAGCAACACCTTGGAAACTAAACAATCCAACATAAGGTTGTGTAGTTTCTGTAATTACTAATTGACCGTTATCAAATTCACCTTCTGTAACTATACCAGTTACAGCACCATAATCAATATTAGCAGACGATGCTGATGTAATAGAACCATAGTCTCCACCTGGGGTGAATTCAACTACTGATGATTCATTATAATCATATGTTGCACTTTCAAGTTTGTCTCCAATATGGAAGAGTGAACCAGATGCAATGAAAGGTCTAACCTGAGCATATGTGTTGAACTCTCCATCTGGAGCATTCCTAAGTTTTGGAGGATTAGTTGTAGTAGTATCAGTTCTCCAATGTGGACGGAATCTAAAGTCAGCAGGATCTTGCTGTTCGTTGAAGATCCTAATTGGAGGACTTTGACGGTTCCAAGCAAATGTTGGGAAGAAGTCTTCGGATGCTGTTCCACCAATTTCAAATAATTTTCCGAGTGGATTGACATCTGATCCATCAACTAAGACAGATCCATAATTAATATTAGGATAATAATCAGAACCTACAGAACCGTAGTCTGTAAATTGGGTGGCACTATTTGTGATTAATCCATCATCAACTGGTTCTTCATATTTTATAGTTGAAGAACTATTATAAGCATATACTGCCTTCTCTACACGATCTCCAATATGGAAGAGTGAACCAGAACCAATGAAAATTCTACCAAAACTATCAGCATCCCCACCAGAAGTATTGAATAGAACTGTTGATTCACCAGCCTGAGAAGTGAATTGTAGATTACTATATCCACCAGTAATTCTAATCTCAGCAGTAGCACCAAGATATGCTTTTGGATTTGCGTGTGCTCTATCTCCACCGGTAACTTCAAATAGTCTTCCAAATGGTTGTATGGTATATGGTACTGCTACCTGACCGTAATTTGTTTCTCCAACAGAAGGTTGAGTAACTTGACCGTAATCAGATGTAGATCCAAAGGAAGACAGAGATCCATTATCAATAGGATCTTGTACTACCTCAATGGAACTATCATTGTAATCAAATACTGCTCTCTCATCATTCTGACCGGAAGCAATGAATGAACCAGTTGTATTATAGTTTCCTATAATGTATTGCTCAGGCATTGTGCCTGATAATGTAAGAACACCAGAACCATTTACAACATAAATTTGCGCTGCTGGTTCCACAAACTGAACCGTAGCATTACCATTGACATTAAGCAATGTTGGTTGCAGATCAAATGATCCTGCAGGAGCACCCACAGCACCAAGTATCTCAACTTTGGTTATACCATAATTATCTAAATTATTGAAACTTTGTGTTTGATGGATTTTAAATCTAGTTGTTTCACTTTTAGCTTCTTCTGGTATCGTAATAACATTACGGACTACCTCAGTAACTCCATCTACAGAATCGTGAGCAAGAACAATACTTATTTCAGACCAAAAAAGGTTATTTTTCCAGTATGAAAGTTTTAGAACATCATTAGACTCAGGTTGATCACCACCATTAGAATTGTTTCCTCGGATACAAGTAATGGCAATTTCATTATATAATCTTGTATCAAAATCGAATTCAAGTTCTCTCGGTTGTCCCGCCGTGGACCTTAAATGCCTTCCAATATTAAATCCGCCTTGCGATGATAAACCGGTTCCGCTATCTTCAATAGACCATCGACTATAATTAATTGATCCATTATAATCAGGTATGAACTCATCTGGGAGGATAGTTGTATTAACTGTCGAAGGGATATCTTCAACTTGAATGCCACCACGGTATGCTTTTGGATTTGCGTGTGCTCTATCTCCACCCGAAATATTGATGTCACCAAACTTAAATAGTCCTGGATTTAATTGACCATAATCTAAAATTCCATTTGTTGTTGGAGAAGAAATATTTCCATAACTTTCAGTAGTTCCTGCTGATTGATCAACAGTTCCATTATTAACATTATCGATTGACTCGTATTCTTGTCCAGAAGCGAAAGTTGATGCGCCCGTTAATGTAATTAAGTCAACACCCCAGTTATCAAAAGTTTGTCCAGTATGATTACTCTGATAAATTTTAAATACTACATCAGCAACTTTTGCCGCTTCTGGAATGGCAATGGTTTTTTGACCAAAAGTAGATCCAGTAACTTCAGCATCTTCCGTATCAATAGTTTCAAACAGAGTGAAATTAAGTCCTCCATCAATACTATATGAAATTAATAGATCTTCATTAGCATTAGCATCGGGTGTTTCTCCCCCATTAAGACTGGTTCCTGCAATAACACTTAGAGTGATATCACTATACAATCTACCATCAAGTGGATTGAGTCGTAAAATTCTGTCAACATTAATATTTTGACCAGTATAAATCCAATGAGATCCAGTAGAATTAAATCCACCACTTGATCCAATACCTGATCCTGATGATCTGATTGCTACATTACTATTTGTATTATCATAACTAGACGTTGTGTCAAGTACAAGATCTGGTATGTAAGATCCTTTATCTTTTATGTTATAAACAAATACTGCTCTTTCGTCCTTCTGACCAATTTCAAATAGTGATCCACTTCCCTGATATGTTGCTCGGGTGAATGAATCTGGATTGATTGAATTGTAAATATTTAAACCAACACCAGTCAGTTTAGATGTTCTTACAATATAGATTTGTGGGGTTGGTTCATCTAACTGGGAACTTTCTTGCCCAGAGATATGAATGTTACCAGAACCAGCCCATGCTTTAATTCTGAAATTACTACTATTAAATCCTTCTAGTGAGAATAACCCGTAGGGTCTGCCATCTCCTGATACGATATCACCATTATCAAATTCTCCTTCATCAACAATATCGCTAATTGGTCCATAAGCTATAGAAGAACCTACAGCAGCAGGGACTAGTCCATAGTCAACGCTACTACCATAGGTTTTAATTGAGTCTTCTGTAAATTTATGCGTTACGCTGCTCTCAGCGCCGCCAGAAACCCTCAGAGGTCCAGATGATCCTATCCATGGGGCAACCATCCTCTCGCGTCCGTCAGCGATCTCAAAGAGGGTTCCTGAACCGGTCCAGGCTTGTTTTCTAACTACTATTGCTTTTTGATATAACTTGATCGGTTCTGGTTTCGATACGAATACTACTGTAGCTGCAGAGTCTGTAGTATTGGAAACCTTAAACGTGCCGAACGGATAAGTTGTTTCAGTAAAATTAATTTCTTGATAATCTTCTTCAGTGAAGAAGTTAACTAATATATCACCAGTAACAATATAATCACCAGAAACTACTAAATCATACGCAGTCTCACCATTATCGACTACGGACGTGGGAGTATCTCCAAGAGATCCCAAATCCGTAGTTACATAATGGTTTATGCTTGATGTATTGTAGTTAAATGTATTCATTAATGTTTTTTGTCATTAAAAGGGGGGACATAATCCCCCCGCAAAAACAAATAATAAAAAGTTGTATACTATATATCAGTCGAGGCTGACGTTCAACGTGATCTTGATTTGGTCACCGTTGTTCTGAATGGGGTATGGACCATTTGTAAATCTTTCAGCAAACATGATGCTGCTGTAAAGAGTAAGGTCGCCCGTTCCTTTCAAAGCAGGAGTTGTAGTGAATGTGTTGGCATCATCTACAGAGAAGATTGTATATGTAGCAGCAACTGTACCGGTGTTTGTTGAACCCTGTGCGATGTAAATAACATCACCAGCGACCAGACCATGAGAGGTAGCAGTTACTTTACTATACTCAAGAGTGATTGATGAGTCAGTAGCAACCTGAATGTTATCGATTAAAGCATTGTTCAAATAGAGAATTCTATTAAGAAGATCAATACCAATGATAACGGTGTTTGATGCAACGCCATTGTTACCAGTAACATCCATTCCAACTGTGATGTCGTCCATAACGGAAGCGACGTTTGGAAGAGTGATGTAGGAATTACCAACAACACCATTACATGGATTTGTATTATCACCCTTAGTAAGGGTAGTTCCTGCAGAAGCACCGGCAGCATCAACTACACCCTGAATTGTCAGAGGCATGTTGTTAGCACGAGCCAAGTAGTAACCATAAACATTACCAGCAGCAGCGGTGAATGTGAAGGTTTGCTCAGGATAAGTAGCAGTAGTTACACCACCAGAAAAGTTGATTGTTCCAGAAACAGCACCAGAGTTGGCAACTGTGAGAACAATTGTTGAACCAGAAACTCTGGAAACTTTTGCTCCCGTTCCAATTCCTGTACCTGCTACAAGATTGCCAACACTAATAGTTCCGGTTACAGAAGAAACTGTAATTGTATATTCAGCGGCAGTTCCAGCGCCGGTTCCAGAAGCAATAGGATCTCCAGCAGTAGCAATCGCCCAGCGATTACCATTCAAAAGAATACCATAGTTAGCATCATATGATTGATCAGCACGGTTGTTATCTACTAAAGGATAACCTGTATCAACTGCCGATCCATAACCATTAGTGTTACCATCAGCATAAGGCTCATAGTAAGCAGTTGCCGAAGGAACATCACCTTCTGCGGGGTCTGTGTTTGATGTGAAAAGCTTTAGAGTTAAGTTTCTAGGGATTTGATGAGTAGCATTCAGCAAATAGCGAAGTGACTCTACCTCACCAATGTTAGGTACTAAAAGTGCCATTTAAAGTGTTCCTCCACGGAAAATTCGTTTTATCTGTTTATATTTATAATTTTACTCAAAGTAAAATTATTATAATTCTACTTTCAATGAGATAGCAAAATTACTGATTGATACTGTAGTATTTATAACTTCATATTGTATGATGTCACCTGCATTCAAAGTGGTATCCCAATTAGTTAAATCAATATCAGTATTTTTATTAGTAGTTACAAGTTGTGGAGTATTACCGCCACAAATTGATACCACATTAGGATAGTCAGCAAAAGTAGATTTTCTCAAATCTACTTCCAATGTTCCATCTGCATCAGAAAGCAACACCCATGATTTAATAGTACCGGTAACATCAATTGACAAATAACCTTTGTTACCTGTAGTCATTGGTCGTGAACCATTGTCTACAACATAATTAATTGTTCTTGTCAGATCAGCAGTGTTAGCAAGAGCAATGCCAAAAAACGGCACACTAGTGCTAGCAGGCGGCGTTGCAAATGTGATCTGATTTCCAGATACTGTATATCCAACTCCAGGTTGAAGAATAGTACTATCAACCGAAATAATCAATTGCTGATCATTTAATGGTTCATATGATGTACCGGAAGTACCCAAGTTAAACACTGTTTGAGCACCATCAAATTGAGAAGCAATATCATCCAGAATTAAATTTTGATATTGAACACCTTTTACTGGTGCTTCATAATTAAGACCAATACTATAAGGATCGTTCGCCCCTTGAGTTACAGTAAAATTTGTAGTATTAATTTCGTAATTCGACACTATACTGTCACTCCTGGTGTTACTGTTGCAATCCCTTCAATAAATCTGGTTTTATTTCCAGTCGCTGATGTCAGAACAATATCATAAACATATCTTCTTGCCTTCAATGTAGTCGTAACAGTATCCGATAAATCAATTCTAATTATACCACTACTTCTATTGACGAAAGTAACTGCAAAATCTGTTGCAGCACTGGTTGTGTAATAACTAGTCTTCAGTTTAGCAGCAGCAGTAAAACCTAAAAGATTAACTGGTGCGCCATCCGAATTCTTGATAGTAAAAGTTGCTGAAAAATCAGTCCCCTGTTCTATCACTAAGTTAAGTGTAATTGCGGACATATACAAAAAAAGACCTTCCTTGTTATTTATAAGGAAGGTCAGTATTTATATTATTCTACTTCTGGAGTTACTACTTCTGGTTCTGTAGTTTCTTCGGGTGGTTCCATCAGATCAATTGCTTCAAGAGCACCTTTGAGTTTTAAAGCAAGTTCTTTCTTTGCTTCGACTTGTGCTTGGAGATTTTTGATCTCTTCGATGGCACTATTAAATTGTTGTGTGAAATTTTCACGCAGTGTTGCTGCTTCCATGTGGTTCCTCAGTTTCAGTTGTTATTATACTACAATTTATTTAGTTTGTCAAGAAGACTTAAATACGCACTCTCTGACAGATCCACCATGTATGTCACCAGTAAATCTAACGCGCCAATAACGCGCCACAATATTAACACCAATACTGATTGTTAAATCTTTATTTGAAGTATTATTACTACTGATTGCTTCTTGCCATGTCGTACCATCATGAGAATGTTCTAGATACATTGGAGTAACTGATCCATTTCCAGATCCAGGGAAACAATTGCTGCCAGAGGTGCCATTACCGTCAGGTCTGGTTATAACAACTTGCTTTATAGATACATTCTCGCCAAAATCCTTCCCAATCCAAGCACCAGCAGAAGGATCTAATCTTGCTGAAACTGTATAATCGCCAGTGGTAGTTCCATCAAAAGCAGCAGATAATCCACCATTCTGTGTCATATTACCAATAGCAGTTCCTTTAGTTCTAAGTTCTTCGTCTGTAAGACCTGCTGGTGCGTCTACGTTAGTAGAGGGGAAACTACTTCCAGAATACCAAACAATTCTAACAGCACCTGAATGTCCAATATTAGCCAATCCAGGATTTCCAGCTCCATGACCAGATCCACCACCACCATACTTTCCGAACTGAGTGCCACCACTTTTGCCACTAAGACTTTGAGTTCCACCAGAACCAGGCTGGTTAATAGCACCAGTAGTACCTTTTCCGAAGACACCTACACCACAAGTAATAGCCCATCCTGCCGCTCCACCAGCTGCGCCACTGTTAGAAGCACCATCTGTCGCACCATTATTATGATTTCCACCTGCTTCCCAACGTCCACCATGACCACCATCTCCAGAATATCCTCCAGCACCACCTCCATGGGCCCAATATGATGATGATCCAGCATTATCTCCACCATCTCCACCAGATCCGCCACCATCACCAATATTTGAACTACTATTTCCTCCAACACCACCTGCTCCACCATTGGCACCCGCTCCACCAACAGACTTACAATAGATAGTGCCACCTAAAGCAAATTGAGAAGTTCCTCCATCACCAGCTGTGGACGAAGCACTTGTTTGATATCCTTCGGGATAGGTATGTCCAGTCGCTGTTGAAGCACCAGTTCCCCTAACACCAACAGTTACAGTATAAGTGTTTGAAGAAGATACTGAAATATTATTTTTATATGATAGTGACCCACCACCACCTCCACTAGTTCCTGTAACACTATTTGGATAGTGAGCACACCCGCCACCACCTCCAACAGCAACTACATTAACTGAAGTTACACCAGATGGAGGAACAAAATCATATGTTCCTGGTTCAGTAAACATCATTTCAGAAACAGCGCCGCCACCGCCGCCACTACCAGTGGATCCACCATAACCAAGTAAAAGTTGCTGCATTATCATTAGCTTAACCCCGCACCAGAAATAATAAATTCATTACTAGCACTACAAAGAATGGTACATAAACCTTTTTCGGCTAGCGTCCGAGCTCCAGTATTTCCAGTACCTGCCTGATACATCGTAACTCCTCCTGCTACCGCAATAGTTATATCACCTGCTGAGGCATTAAATACACTACACATATCACCTGCTGTCAATGTACCTGCAGGAACAGTTACTATTGTACCACTGGCAGTCATTCTGCTTAAATAACTTACATGTGCAGTTGTAAGACTAATATTGACGCCAGCACCTGCATGAATTCCAAGTCTTCCCACGATGGTGCCATCGGCAAGAATTTTTGCTGCTGCGCCAGTACCGTCAACATCAGTAGGACTTACATAGAAACCATTAGCCAGGAACAGATGAGCTGAGTTAGTGCCACTATTGTTGACATTGCCGAGACGAAGAAGTTGGTCACTACCTACGTTATTTGAGTGATCTACTCTTACAGTGTTAGCAAACGTGGCAGTTCCGATAGAATTGAGGTTGCCATTGCCTGCATCAATAGACAATTTTGCATCAGTAACTATCTGTGAAGAGGTGCCTATCAGCAGTGAACCATATTTGCTGATAGCACTGTACAAACCAGTTGGAGTGTCAGATCCTTTTACTCCAAAACCAATATTACTTTCCCAAACTCCAGTGGTATTACTATAAGCAATCGTCTTATCAGTAGTTCCCTTCAATGTAATTCCACCACCATCGGCTGTGGCATCGGAAGGTGATCCGCTAGTTCCAAGTTCAATATTCTTATCTTCTACTGTTAAAGTAGTTGTATCAATGACTGTTGATGCACCAGAGATATCAAGGTTACCTACAACATAAAGATCTTTATAAACAATAACTCTTTCAGATGCATCAGTCGTCTGAAAGGTAATGTAAGTATTAGATCCTTCCTTAATAGCAAGAGCGTTTGCTGTATTATCTTTAATAGTAATGTTTGTTCCTGAGTTTGCAAGATTTACATTCTCAGTAACCTTCAGTGAATTATTAATTACTGTTTCGCCAACACCATTAGCAGCTCCAATTCTTACATCATTATTAGCAATTAAAAGATCAAAAGTATTTTCTTGTGAAAGAATTTCACCACCATTGACGTTTAAGTCACCATCTAAAACCGTATCATCAGATCTAATATTAAAGTTACTGTTTACTCCAGTTGTTCCAAAAGTACTAAGACCAGTAACCACATTAGAGGCAGCACCAAAAGCATTGACTGTTGTTGCTATTGTATTAAAAACATTGATGGAAGTTCTCGATGTTACAATATTATCATTTCTGATAGAAAGACTGCCAGCAACATCAGCACCTATTGTAATATCAGTTGCGTCCATAAGGACTTGTGCAGTGGTGATATAATTATTGAAAATAGTTGCTGTTGTTGCAGTACTAGGATCAACCTTAAGAATACCTGAGTTTACTGCAAGTTGTCCAGTAAGTGTAGTATTCAAATCTACTTCTAGTGTATCAATAGAAGCAGTTCCATCAATCCATAAGTTATTCCATTGCTTGTTAAGACTACCTAAATTATAATTCGCTGTGCTATCAGGAACGATACTTGATTGAACATCTGCGTTAATTACAATATTATCAGTATCAAGATCACCGAATGTTAATGTTCCTCCAGTTCCAGAACCAGCTCTAAATGTAATATCTCCATCTACTTCTAAGTTACCAGTAACGGCAAGACTGGTAGTTAATCCTAATTTATTAGCATCTACTTTATAAAATCCTTGACCTGCATCCCAGAATAAACTTGGTGATGATAGGGTGCCATCATCCATCCCAATAGTTTGGTTTGATAAATCAACATCACCAGTGATGATCTCATTGATTGCAGTAACTACAACATTTGTCGGTGTTAGTAATAAACTTGCATCTCCCACATCAGCGCCGATCAGATTGAGCATCTGACGCTGTTGCTCGAATGTAAAACTAACTAATACTTCTCTAATTGCCATTTGTAAGTTTCTTTAGTAACTGCTTGATTTCATCAAGTTCTTGCTTCAAAGTATTTATCTCGTTTCTCATGCCAGTTCTATTTTGTTTGGCTATCATATATTTTTCATATTCCGAACGATTGGAATTGATCACAGCACCACTTTGTGCATCACGATATAAGTTGCTGTGACCTTCTACTTTGATCTTATTCATTATGAGTGAGCGATAGCACGAAGGTCTTCAATTCTTGGAGCAAGTGATGGATCATTTCCGACAAACACAATTTTAATTGCGAATGATGAGAATGGTTTCAGATCATTTACGCTATAAGCATATTCCAGATATGAACCTAAATCTTCTACCGATTGAGAGAAAGATTTAAGATTACTTGGAATTACGATATCCGTATTGTCCGAGTATCCTGTGCCATTGAAGGCTTCCCATGAGATATTCTTGAAATCGTCAGAACTGCCATCAGGTCTTACTTTATAGAAGACTTTGATATTTTTATTATCAAACATATTTGCAGTAATCTTACAATCAAGAGATGTTCCTGGAGTTTCTAATGTTACCTCTTTGGTGAGATACTTAGAAGATGAAGAACTATTAAACGAATCTTCACCTACGAATAAGAAACCATTAGATCCTGTGATTGAATTAATAAGTCTATCCGTTATTGGAGATGTTCCTGTGTTACTATCATCAATAATATCACCAGCTGTGAATAAATCTTCAGTAGTAACTTTAACTTTCAGTGATCCAGTTCCAGAATCCCAACCAATAACAATACCAGATTTGAGCGTGGTAGTATCTAATGTTGCCGTGACCGCATCTTGAGTAACAGAATTACCTGCAACAAAAGTTCCTGTAATATCAATTAATTTTAGTGTACTGTTTGATAAATCAACATCAACAATTTGACCTGATGCACCAGAACCTGATTGTACTAATCTAGTAGAAGTATCAATAGTATTAATAAAATCACCACCACTAGGACTAGAATAAGTAAACACTCCTGTAGAAACTACATCAGGGCTAACAGTTGATACTGTATAGTCTGAATTTACATCTACACTCAAAGTTTGTGAGACAGTACCAAATCTATCTTCTTTACCAGTTGGATTATCCATTCGGGAAGAAACAGTAATTAAATTACATCTGTTCGCATCAAGCACAGGTGATATATTATCTTTTGATGTTTGAAGCGAAATAGTTTGAGTTACAGATCTTTCCCCATTCATTAAAGATGATTGAGCTCTGTATACTTCATTGACTGCCGAGGCAATTATTCTACTTTCTTCAAAGTAATAATTATCATTAGAAGTAATGAAGTAGGTAGGAGAAATTTTATATTCATTAGTTGTATTTGAGTCAACTGGTTTGCCATAAACAGTTTTTATATTCTGAGAAACTGTTGATGATGGGAAACTTAGAAGAGCAACTTGAGGAGAAACGATTTGATATAACTTATTGGTGGTTGCTGTCATTGCATTTCCACCTCCAGAACCACTTCCAGTCATAGAGACATTAGCAGCATTCCAAAGAGTAGTGTCGATAAAAATGCAATACTCATCGATACCAACATTACTTACAGAATGCAAACCATTGATTAGTGTTACTGGAACTCCAAAAATACCATTTTCTGCACCTGCACCAACAGCATTATCAATTATGACAAGATCACCTTCTTTCATACCATGATTGGGTTGATTGACACGAAGAATTTTTTGATTAGAACCAAATAGTGCAGAGGTTCCTAAAGTATCATCAACGGAAATAGCATTGTCAGGAAGTTCTATAACATCTAAATCATCATTCACTAATTCAATATTTGCTGTTCCTGCAGTATTAAACACACATCTGTTAGCAACAAATTTAAGGTCTTGTAATTTATCTTCAACCCATGAAGAAGAATTTTGTGATTTATACAGCGACCCTACATTTGGTTGAGCGGCAGCAGCAATAACACTATTTAAAAGTGCATCTCCTACTACAGAACTGTATAAAGTATAATCTTTAGATGATGTAGTTACGACTACAGCATATGTTGCATCATTCCGTAAATAAACAGGTGATTTGAAATTAAACTTAGTTCTATTTGAAGCATCAGTTGAAGTAGAAATACCCATTCTAACAGCTGGATTTGTCACTTTAAATACCGCTGTAGCGGATGCTAAATTATCACCACCAGAAATAATTACTGTTGGTGCGGTATAATAACCGGATCCTTTGTTTGATAGATTGACATCATATACTTTACCATTATAAATTTTAGCTGATGCAGTAGCAGAAGAACCAAATGAACCACCAATGTCACCAGTGATATTAACTGTTGTAGTCGAATCCTCGTATTGAGAACCAAAGCTAGTAACTTTAATTTTTTCAACAATACCAGAATCATCATCTACATTGAATACCGTAGATGTGATTGCAGGAGATCTGTTGACAGTAAATTCTTCACCGGCAAGGAATTCAATTCCATTATGGTTTGAAAGAATTAAGTTATATCTAGCGTTTGCTGTTGTGACAGTTAGATTAGTTTTAATTGTTCCTACAGCACCGGAAGTTTTTCCAGTGATTGTTTCTCCAGCAAGGAGTGTAATACCAGAAGGAATATCAACACTCATTTTAATTCTGAGTCTAGTATCAGAATCCATAGTGCATTCACTAAAAGGTAAAACAGTTCTTGTAGGGACACCACCATTAGTTTCTGTTAAGTATACACTAACAGGTCTATTAGTATCTTCTTCAGTTGGAGTTGCTTTATTAGCAAAGTAAAGATCAATACTAGAAAGGAATACTCCTTCCTCGAAACCAGAAACTCGGAATGTTTGAGCGAGAGGATCTAATAATCCAGACTGATTGATATTAACTAGTGAACTTCCAATATATTGAACGGTATCAGAATTTGAAGTTGATCTTCTGCTGATATATGGTACTCTAGTAGATTGGATAGAAGTTGTAAATGTTTCTGGTAATCCAGTTACATTATATGATGCTTCTGCAAAAGTAGAAACATCTGAATTAGAACCACTATTAGTACCACTCGATGTTAATCTAAATGATTTGTTGCCAACAACGAATGATTTCTTGGAACTTGTGGTATCATAAAATGTTCCAGGAGAAGTTTGTAAATCAATTGTCTTCTTACTTTTGATTGGAGCATATCCACTAGGAATTAAGAAAATACCACTGATGCTTCCATTATCATCAGTAACAATATCTTCACCAAAACCTTTTTCAGCATATCCAGCAATACCAGTAAATGGTGTTGTGATATTAGTTACATCATCTGGATTTACCCATGAGGAAACTGAGATGCCATCAAAGAAAGCATACAACTTAGTATTTGGTTCTAAACCATTGACAACAAATTGAACTTTCTTAGTTCTGATATAAGGATTATAAGGAGTTGCTAAAGATCTTTGACCTCTGTCTAATGCAGCAGATCCATAAGGTGAAACTCTATTTAATGTACCATTTCTGGATCTCGTTCTAGTCTTACTTGCAATAGCAACATCAGGTACAGCAGCAAATTGATTGGAAGAACCAGTAAAGTTAGTAGAGTTATTCAGAGCATACGTTGGAGTTCCAGTCCATGAGATCTGCCATTCATTCCAAAGACTTCCCCATAATTCAGGATTGTTATTTTTGATATTATCAAAAACTGAATTCTCATTTACAATTAACTCAGGTGCTCTATAAGTATCTTTCCACTCATCGATATTAGGTTCTAATGTCATCAACCCAGTAAACTTTGCTGATTTATTTGGGTTGACTGTAATGGTTTTAGTAGCAGCTAAATTTTCTACTGTTGTTATCTCAGTATAAGGTAGCATGATAAGCTCACCTTTTCTTACATATCCACTAACAGCTCTTTGAGCGTCATTTAAATCTTTTTCGATAAGACTTGATTGAGAAGCAGCATAACTAGGTCTTAAAATTCCTAGTTGAGTGTCAATAGCACATCTATAATCTGTTGATGCTGTGTTACCAATTCCATGACCTTCAAAGTTATCTACAAGAATACCATTCTTGAACCTGTCATTACCAAACTCGTCTCTGACTTGGGTATTAAATGTATCCTGCTCCAGGAGACTTAATACTGTATAGTATTCAAGTTTCTCAACTCTCTTCTCCAGTTTACCGATATCACGCATCGTGTAACGACGGTTATCGAAACTCTTGGAAGTGATGTCAGAAAGACTGTAGGTATATGCAGGGATGTTTAAGTGGTATAAAAGAATACCATCAGAAATTTCTTGGGGTGTCTGTGGGTTTAATGCCGGAGTTCCTTTTGAAACAACAAAACCACCACTCTTACTAATGTAAACAGCATCAATTCTATTCAGATAGAATTCATATCCAGAATCAAAAGATGTTCCTGCAATAGGAAGTGTGGATGGTGAAGATCCTGTTCCAGTAAATTTAAGAGCATTTACAGTTACTTTATCACTATATCCAGGAAGAACTGTAGCTGTGTCTAGACCATCATAGTCAGAAACTCTAGGTCTAAAGTCAACTGTATCTCTAAGTGAAATCTTTCCATAAACACTTGAATTATAATATGGGATATCACTGTAAGTAATATTAGTATATGAGTCTACTGTAAAATAATCACCAGTGTTAACACCACCAATATGCTTAAAGTAATCAAATACTACAAGAAGTTTACTAGTAGGTGCAATTGCTCCTGGTTTTAATGTAATACGAGCAAGATCGTAGTGTGTGTCTCTTTGACCGCCGTCAAAATCAAAACGATCAGTAACCTCAACGTCATTGTTGGTAGCATCTGCAGCAGTAGCAGACATATAAACTGCTTTTAATTTCAATCCATCAGCATACTGAATTGGAATTGATGGATCTGAAAATCCTGTAGATACATTGTATTCTTGATTTTCTACGAGAATTTTAGTCTTGGGAGAAGTATCTGCCTTTCTTACAGGAGCAATTAACTTAAACGGAATGTCAGCAAATGTAGCACCAAGATCAAGTGTGATACTTTGAGCACTATTACCCAAAGATACTTTAGGACTATTGGGATCACTATTACCGAGATCAAGTAATTCACCCGTATTTGGGTTCGACATTATATAATTTTCTGATGTGTATCCAAGGAACTGTTCGTTCGTTCCTACACTGATACTGATAGAACCACTACTATCGAGATTTCCTAAGAATTGTTGCTGTACGGTATAATCAATGTTGGTGTTATCGGGATCCAACACCATTGTTTTTACATGCTTATTTGGTAGTGGATATAATAAAGTATTGGATTCAGCACCAGAAAGTTTTGAACGAATTCTAGAAATTTTCTTAGTTGAGAATGCTGAAAGAACAGCACCATAGATAAAGATTTTAGCAGAACCTCCAGCACCATCAGGTACTGAATATTTTACTAGATATTTTCTGGTAACACCAGCATTATCAACAACAGCAATAACATCTCCTTTTACTAGATCTACATCTGGTCTGGAACCAAGATTGTCTGCAGTAATAAAATAGTTTCCTTCAGTGCCACTAAATGTAGCTCCATTATCAATATAATATGAAAGATCATTGCTGTAAATATCTCCAGCAAAATTATTTCCTGTCGTAGCGTTAAAGAAACTTTTTACAAAAGATGAATCATAATTTACGATGGTGCTATCATTCAAATCTGCAGAAACAACACATCCACTTCCAGTTGGGTCAACAATTTCTATAGTAGGAGTAGTTGTGAATACTCCTATTGCTGCTCTTGCAGAATCTGTGATCACAATAGATCTAATTTCATTATTTAAAATAGTGATATTTGAAGAACCAATTTCAGTAAGTCTATTTACACCATTGATATTAATTGCAGTGATATCTGTATTTGCCGCATATGTAGCACCAAAAGATACTACTTTAAATGACGCTAAAGAACCTCTTGGTTCTACGAAATTATATGGGGTTGTAGTTCCATCTTGTTCTGAAAGTAAAGTCTCTGCATTAGCGAAAGTGCCAGAAACTCTAGATAAAATTAGTTCATTTGTATCAGTAAGTAATTGCTCTACAATACCTCTAGCACCACTTGTCTGACCGGTAATAAATTTACCTACCGAGAAATTTAGTGGATTTTGGCATAAAATTTTAGTAAAATATTCTACACCAAATAAACCAAGTTTGTAAAGTGATGATCTATCATAAACTCCATTTTGCGAAGTTCCAGTAAGAAATTTAACTGATTTAGTTTTACCAATACCAATATAAGGTGTCGTAAGTCTTTCTGCTGTTTTCAATGTTCCTGAAACAGCCCCCATGGTGATATTTTCACCGATACTAAATCCAACTGATGATGGTTTCGTAAGAATAGCAACTGCTTCAGTTAAAGAAGCATTTAATTGGTAGTATCTAACTTGACCGGAAAGAGCACCATTACTCCAGTTGCTATTTAATGCAACTACATCTGCAGAAGATAACGTCTCGATTGTAACCATCCAGAAATTTTCTGCTTCTGGTGCAGTGCCGTCAAGATTAGCAGTTGTTTCTCCAAATACAACGTCAGTATACTTATCATATAATTTAAGTTCCTGATATGCATTGGTACTAAGTAATCCAGTACCAGTCAATGACGAAGACTTACTTTCAACATCAGGGAATGATAAAAGATTATTTACAGTAAAATTAGATCCTTCGCCGGGGCTCAGTGAATTATTTTCTTGTGTTTCAGTTGTTCTTGCTTTATCAATTTCAACATATCTTACTGATGTAGTTTCAATTTCATACCCCTTTACATATGCCTTTCCAGGTTCAATGACTGCTACAAATTTATCTTCTGATCCACCTTGAGTTGCAGAGTATACACCATTATTATCTGCAGTTGCTAAACTTTCTTTAAAGTTTAATAGAAACTCTTTGACGACATAATCACCGGATTCGTCAAATGTTCTTCTAGCAAGAATATCTTCAATAAGAGCATTAGGAGAAACAAGATCTACAGTAGCATCGACATTTCCATTTCTTACTTGAAGTAACTCTACAAAATCTTTTTGTGCTTCTAAGTTAATAGGTCTTGTTACTAACGTTACAGATAACTTAAGTCTGTGAGCGCCAGGAGCAGCATAGTTAGAATAACCTTGAGCGTTATCAAGCAGAGAGAAGTCCTCTTCTGGAGTAATAAGTTGCTCTGATACAATGAAACCTACTTTATAAGTAGGAGTATTGCCATACTTGTCTAAAAGTATAGTAGCATTCTCATTTTTTACCAAAGATCCATTGATAAAATAGATACCTTCTCTAACTGAAACAGCAGAGCCATACCCCATGGCAGCACTTTGAGTAGGTTTCACATTTCCAGTAATACCAACAATTGCTGTAGGAGCTCCTGGTGAATTAGAAGTGATGGTCTCACCTTCACTAAATGTAACTGCAGTATTACTATTACCACCAGTTTCATACTTAACAAACAAAGTAGGAGAATCTGTTGTTGTGGAAGCTGTGGCATTTAATACCGTAGCAACTACACCAGAAATATTACCCGTCATTTTCTTACCGATATAATCGGTAATTTGTAAGTTATTTGTAAAGGAACTTACCTTTACATAACTATACTGTTTATCTACAATAACTTCCCCAGGAACAACAACAGATCCCTGCCTAAAGTTTGCTTTAGCGAGACTTTCGACTTGATTTTGTAGAATAGATTGTAGAGTTGTTAACTCCCTAGATTGAATTGAGTATCCAGGTCTGAAAAGAACTCTATGAAAGTTACTATTCGGATCAAAATCATCAAAGTATGGAGCTTTGTTTAGATTAGTACTCTGGGGCATATTACTAGACTAGAATGTTGTTTTGATCTTATATGGTATATATTAGAATTCTACGACCAATTTGACATCTTCAATTTGATCAATAGAACGAGAAACAGTTCTTCTGTTCTCAACATAAATGATGTCACCAGTATATTTTTTAATTTCTGGCGCTGAATAACCATTAGCAAAAGTTAGATTGGAAGTAGTCAAACTGTAAGTAGTGTCTGGAGTTTCAACAGATGATGAAAGTGCTCCAGTGATTGCATTTGAACCTGAGAAAGGAGTTAAATCTCCACCTTGGTTGCCAGTAACAATGTGCTCGTAGCTGCTCTGATAAACTTTAAGAATTTTAGTAGCAGAATCCCAAGAGACGACTTTACCAGTAGCGCCAGTTGTAGTTTGCGTTACAGTCTCGTCAATATTAAATGAAGCAACTGTTGCAGATGGGAATTTAATAGCAGTCAAACCATTATAGGTAGAACCAGAAGCACTACCACCACCAGATTCTTCGGGATTGCGAAGAACACCAATTCTTCTGAAATCAGTATCAACAGGGAACTCAAGATTCTCATCATATTGAACTCTGGAGTTGATCATAACACGCTTAGTGCCAAGTTCCTTGTAGATGTTATATCCGTGTCCGCCTGCAGGAGGAATGATAACTTCTAAAACTGCTTCTGTTCCGGGGGCACCGATACCAGAGATTTCAGTCGAGTTTACGTTGATATAACCATAAGTATAACCAGATCCAGGAGTGGTGATTGTTACTTCAGTTACAGCACCGCTACTAACTTTAACTGTCGCAAGTGCTTGAACACCTCCGTTTTGCGCCCAGTCTCCACGGATGGGGACGTTAGTATATCCGGTTGAAGCATTATCAGTATATCCTGTACCACCAGTATTAATCACTACAGTGTCGATAGCACCGTCTACAGCAGCTGCTTTAACATCAACGCCATTAGCAGGGTCTCCAGCAGTTCCGACGCCCCAGTTAGCGGGAACAGGGGCATAGGAGGTTGTGAAGAATTTAATTACATCATCGGTTCCGATACTGTAGAGGAACTTCCACTTGTAAGTATCAGCAGTTGTGAAAATAGTAGTTCCAGTTCCACTAGGAGCAACAGTCGAAGCAATACCATTAGGGTTAGCGGGTGATGATCCATTGTAGATACACTTGTAAACCTTATAGTCACTTACAACATAATATTTCGCTGAGTAAATATGAGGTGCATTTTCTCCGGCAGAGTTTGCCTTGAAGTCTGCGCTGTAGTTAGAACGATACATTGAATATGTCGTTCCTGATGTCCAGTTGTATCTATTGACAACTAATCTAACATCTGACGATTGAATTCTCTTAAGAGAAATCATATCATCAAAAACTTCTTTTTCGTAATTGAAACTATCGATGGGTGTGGGTGGATTGTTCTCATCAGGAGCTGCGAGATAAGATCCACTGTGCTGACTACCTGAAGCTTGACCGACATATGAAGTCGCACCAGCTACAGCAGCGGTATCCCAGTCTTGGGGTCTGCCCATGAAGAAATACATGTTCGTGGGTGCTGCCTCAGAAAATGCTTCCTCAAACTGTTGGGCATTATGAATTCTAAACTGTTCAGAAATAAGTGCTGGCATTTCTATAAATGTTAATGTTTACGGTTTTCCTTGTGTTATTTATATTTATCACCCTCGCCAAGCGAGTCTCGCGTATTTTCCAGTAGCATGTGTAGATGCTGTCGTTCCATTTGCTCCGCGTGTTTTTACTTTAATGTGATTATAATTCCAAACATCATCTGGAGCGGAGACTTGGAATGAAGGAACTGATGTGTAACCACTTCCTTGGTTGGTAATAACTGCATTACTAATTCTAGTGGTGTTTGGATCAACAGTAAGTTGTGCTGCCAGATTACTACCACCACCACCAGTGAAGGTCACAGTAGCAGTGTCATAACTTTCTCCAGCATTTACAATACTAATATTAAATTCAAACACAGCATCTCCAGTAGCAATAGCGGTAGAAGTTGGATTGCCGCCGCTGAATACGAGATTATAAGTAGTTGCCTGAGCATATCCAGTACCACCATCCGTTAATGTCAAACTAGCAACTTCTTTATTCATATAAACATCAGCGGTTGCTCCACTACCAGTAGTATCAAGAGGATTATTAGAAAGAGTTACTGTGCTATCTGTATAGGTAGTGCTAGTATCCAAGAATGAAACACTCAGGATGCCATAGTGGTCAAAGTTTGCTCCACTATTTCCTTCCTGATACAATCTAAACCAAGTATTTGAATTAATTGCTCCTGGTGTAGAAGAAATATCAAAGTCATAGTTGTCAAGAACGCCAGTGCCTGATCCATTAGGAACAGCATCAATAATAATTCCAAGAGTAATCCATGATGAATTGTCAGGATCTGTTCCGACAGCAGTGGTTTGGTATTGAAGCACTAAATCTTCTGTTCCAACAACATCTGGTGTTTCTCCGCCATTACTACCAGTACCTCTAATTGCATATACTCTAACAGTATCAGCATCTGTTGTATCAACTGCATTCAATGTTGCAAATCTAGTTCCATTGGCACCACCAAATCTCAAATGGGAACCACCGATATCAAATCCACCTGTAGATCCAGATCCCGAACCATTTTGAGCGATACTAGTTCCATTACCAAATTCAAAAATTTGATTACTATTTGTAGTGTTGTAACTTATTCCATCAAGAGAAATTCCTGTGAGAACTCCTGCCGTAATCTCAGCAGTAGCACTTACACCAGTCATTCCACCACCCAAAGTAACGATTGGTGGATAAGTGTAGTTGGAACCACCACTAGTAACATCAAATCTCTTAAATGATCCTGAAGTTGTTAGATTAGCAGTAATTGTAGCATCAGTTCCACTTGGAGATGTAACAGATACCGTTGGAGTTGTTTCATATCCACTACCAGCGTTTGAAACATTTACTGAATCAACATAACCAACTCCAGTAATATCAACTACTGCCTGAACTCCTGGAGTTGTTGGTCCAGAAATTCTTTCGGCATCAATTAACTCATCTCCAAGTTCAATAAATCCGCTGGAAGGAACATTATTAATTGAGCCATCAATTTCAATTATAGTATCTGTGCTAGAAGCACCATTAGGAAGTGTGAATCCATATGACATATACGCTTCTGGTCCGATATTAATAATATTTGGTTCAGTTGCTCCTTGCGTAGCTCCTCTATGAGTAGTAAAATCACCAACTGTAAGAGCAGGGGCATATCTGTTAATCATTTCAATAGTAACACCAGTACCAAGATAAGATGCTAATGGATCATTAAGATCACGCGGTTCATAAGAGAATTTGTTATTATCAAATGTCTCCAGAACATAAGAAAGTCCAGGACGTGATGTATCTCGGTTAGTCTTATTTTCAATTTCAAGCACACTAGTGTGTGAAGTGGTGAGTTGAGTTGAAACTAGAGGAATGATATCTTCCAATTCACTTTCATTTACGACGTTAAATCCGGGCAATGATGCACTTGCTAAAGAAA